TCAGCAATCTGATATACTTATCAAAGTATTTATGAAGAAAACTGATGTTAGTAGTTTTATTAAAAATATAAATAGGAAACTAGAAGAAATCGTAGGTACTGAAGATTTTAGACCTATTACATATAAAGAGATAGATGAACTTACCTATGGAGACGTTTTACATCAAATAATATATTATTATGTCAATAACAAAATTTAGATTTACAAAAGTAAGAGAGGTTAAATCACCAACTCGTCACAATGAGGGAGATGCTGGTTTAGACTTCTATGTACCAACTGATTTAACTATTGGAGACTTGTTTGAAGCAAATCCAGATCCTTCTGCTTTCAATATTAGTATAAAAGGTGGAAAGGTTACTATGATTCACCTTAAACCGCAGTCAAGGATTAAGATTCCTTCAGGTATTAGAGGTTTATTAGAGCCAAAAGATTCAATGATGATGGTAGCTAATAAATCTGGCAAATCTACTAAATTAGGTTTGATCTTTACTGCTCAGATTTGTGATTCTCCTTATGTAGGTGAATATAACTTGGCAGTTTATAATACCTCATCTCAAGTAGTAACTATAAATGCTGGAGAACCTTTGGTACAGATGATTCATACTCCTATCTATCTTACAAATCCAGAAGAGATAGATAATGATACCTATGAAAAGGAATCAAAGAATTGGGGAACTAGAGGTACTAATGGATTTGGCTCTGGTGATAAAGGAGGTAGAACATATGAACCAACTCATTCAAGCGATATAGAGGGAGATTAAACTATGGATATTAGAAATATTAGAGAAATACCTCCAGTAGTAGAAAATGAAGCTTATTTAGAAGCTATATATAATCTAGAGGCAGAACTATTGCAAGGATATTGTGGTAAGATCGAAAAAGATCTACCACTACCTCCTATTGATATTAATACTTTCAAGGGTCAACAGGTATTAAAGGATTTTTCTGCAAGAGTAATTGAGGAAACAGCAGAGGGTTATGAATCTACTTCTGCAGTTATTGATATGTATCAAGATCATGGTTTTAATAACCAAACCTTTAGTGATTCTGAATGGCAAATGGTAGCTAATAATCTTCAGAATTCAAATGAAGAGCAGGCAGATGCTATGGCTTTTTATATGGCTTTGCTGATGTATGCTAATCTTGAGATTAAAGATATTTATAACTATGCTAATGCTAAATTAAAGGATTTAGTAGTTAGAATTAACAGAGATAAAGTTGAGAATATGCTTGATCTAATGTTATTGGGTAGTTATATATTTGATCTTGAAGGTAAAGAAGAAGAATTAGAAGATATGGACTACCGATATAATCTTCTAAGCGAAGCTAATATTGAAGATATGGGTTTAGATGTAGATCATGTAAATTCATATATACCTGCTTTTAGATTTAGCAATAAAGATTTTCATCGTTGCGAAGATCATATGTTGTGGGGAGTAGCATACCATATTAATATATCTAGAAACTTCTTAAAGAATAAACCTTGGAAACAGTCACAGGAATTAACAGATATAACTAGATATAGTGAACAATTAGCATTGGGATTAATTAAGTACCTGGGTTATCTCTATACAATGGGATTTATTCCTAAGACTTTGTATACTCTATGTTTTAAGAAAAACAGAGTAAATCATTTCCGTCAAAATAGTGGTTATTAATATGGGAGGATGGAATAAAAAATTTGAGAACATGACCTTTGATGCTTCTGAACATGTACATGATTTAGAGTTTGCTACCTCTACTGAAGCATGGGAGAAGTTAAACGAAGGTTTTATAACCTTAGATCCACAGCTCTTTAACAAGGGAGCTGTGGCTAATGCAGGTGTAGCAGTAGTATATAACATATTCATTAAAATTAGAAATGCTTGGGTTGATCCTAGTTTCGATTTTGGTCGCCATTTTAATTACACACAATCAAAATGGACCGTACTCTTAAACAATTACTTAGACTTTAATCAGTTAGATCTATTGAAGTCTCAGATAAAGATGAAGACTGTAGGATATAATCAAAACTACAATGTATCATTCCTCTTCCACAATAAACATAATAATGGTAAGCAATGCTTATTAGCTGCTACCTTTAGTAAGAGATTTTCAGAAGATATACCAGTTATTACTATGGTACTGAGAGCTTCTGAGATTACTAAGAGATTGATGTTTGATCTCTTGCTAATACAAAGAATGGCAGAATATGTTTATGGTAAAGATCATAGAGTACAGATCAACATATTTGCTACTCAGATGTATGGTAATATAGAAACATTACTTATGTACTGTGGAGGTCATAAATCTTTTAAGAAGGTTACTAAGAAGATGGATAAAACCACTGAATGGTATACCCGAATAAAAGAAGTATATGATAAGTTCATGAAAGGTACTGAGAAGGAATTCTCTACTTATAAGGTATTCCTAAGAAGTTTCAAGGTAATGCGTCCAGATTTATTTGAGTATAAGCCTTTACTAGCTAAAGATTTGGTTATAGAAAATGACGATATTGAATATCCAGAGAATTGTATAACTTATTCTCAGAGAAAGAAATATAAGAAGAAGTATTTAGCTAAGCTACATAGAAAAGGCTAATTCTATAAAAGAATATAACAATTAAATATTAATAAACATGCGTATTTATAGTAATGCAAGAGAGCTCATGTCAGAGATGAGCAGAGATCTTTGGGAAATGGGTACAGAGGTTAAACCTAAAACCTATCAGAACAAAGTGATCGAGGGTAATGAAGATTTTATTACTAAGGAAGAATTTTGTAAACAGTACTGTATTACAAATCTACCTGATGTAGAATACCTATTTGTTTTCACTCATGCTAAGAAATGGGCAGAGATGGAATTCAAAGAGAGAATCAGTGGTCATCCAGTTAATCCTGGAACTGCTTATCTTGAAAGAAAAGATATGTGGGAACAATTCTTGGATAAACAAGGTAAATTCGATTATACTTATGCAGATCGTATCAATAGATTTGTAAAGTATAGAGGAGAAAATCTTACAGCTCTTGAAGCAGTTATTGAATTGCTAAAAACAGATCCAGATACTCGTAAAGCAGTTCTCCCTATATTTACTGGAAATGATTGTAATTATTATGAAGGTAATAAGAGAATCCCTTGTTCAGTATATTATGGTTTCTTTGTTAGAGAAGGAAGATTAAATCTTACTTATCATCAGAGAAGTTCAGATTTTGTTCAACACTTTGGAGATGATGTATATCTTGCATGGTGTATGATGGAATATGTAGCAGAGAAGGTAGGAGTTAAACCAGGTATGCTCATTCATACTATAGATTCTCTTCATTGTTACAAGAAAGACTGGCCTTTATTAAAATCATCTATAGATGATCTTATGAAGGATAAGGTATAATGTTCGTGGCTCATTAGTTATTATTCGGTAGGGTATACTTAGTAGTGATATTAGGTATACCCGTTTTTATTTTTAATCTTTAGTAATATGTAGAGATGAGAACTAAATATAAAATAATCAAATCATATAAAGACTTAGATAGGCTTATAGAATTATGTAAGTCTACTAGATATGCTTGTATTGACTTTGAGACTAATGCAGAAGGTATATATAACAAGGATTTCAAGCCTACTATATTATCAGTAACTTGTATGCCAGGTTTTGGATGTTCAATACCTTTACATCATTTTGAAACTAAGAAATACACTGATAGAACATGGAATTGGTTAAAGGCTCTAAAAAGATTTGGTCATGAAGTAATTGAAAATAATAATATTGTTAAAATTGCTTGGAATGCTAAATTCGATTTACAGATATTTGAAAAATATGGTATATATCTAAGAGGTACTTTGATAGATGGTATGCTTGCTAAATATGTTCTTAATGAAGAACGTCCAAATGGTTTGAAAGATATGGTAAAAAGATATTTACCATGGGCTGCTAACTATGAAAGTGAAAAGGGTTTTGATAAGATACCTTGGGATCAAAAACCATTAGAACCTCTATGTCAATATGGTTGTCAAGATACAGACTATACTTTCAGATTATCTATATTCTTCGAAAGAATGATTATAGAAAAGGATATGTATAATCTTTTCCGTAATATGATAATGCCTGCTAGTAGGGTATTACAAACTGTAGAGAAGAATGGATTATATCTGGATAGAGCTTTCAATCAAGAATTATTAGAAACTTATAAACCTAAGATAAATAATGCTTATGAGGTAATATATAATTTACCAAGGGTTAAGAAGTTTACTAAAAAATATATTCAGAAAAGAATAGATACCTATTTAGAAAAACTAAGAGATAAAATATCTCAATTAGAAGAAATACCTGGTAGTGAAAGAAAAATTGCTAGTAGAGAAAAGAAAATAGAAAACATATTAGCAGGAGTATTTACTACTAAAACCGAGAAAGCTTTAATTAATCCTCTAAACCTAAATAGTAATAGAGACTTACCCGCTTTGATATATGATGGATTTAATTTCGAATGTACTCAGTATACAGATAATGGAGGTAGATCTACAGCAGAGGATGCTTTAGTAGAATTAAGATTAACTGTAAAAGATCCTAAGTCTCCAAAAGCAATCTTCCTTGATACTTTATTAGAGTTGAGAGGATTGGAGAAAATGTATAAGACCTATATAGAAGGTTGGAATGAAAAGGTACAAGATGATTCTAAACTACATGGTAAATTCAATATCATTGGAACTACTAGCGGTAGACTTTCTTCTTCAGAGCCTAATATGCAGCAAATACCTAAAACTTCTGTAGACCCTAATATTAAGAAACAGTTGGTAGCTAACCCGGGTACTTTATACTTTGCAATGGACTTTTCACAGGCAGAGTTAAGAATCATGGCTCACTTATCTGGAGATGAAACATATCTTAAAGCTTTTGCAGAAAACCAGGATCCTCACTTAGCTATTGCTGCAAAGAAGTATGGAGTACCTTATGAAGTAGCTCTTGCTGCAAAAGATGATGAGAATAATCCAGAACATAAAATATGGAGCACTAGACGTAAACAGGCTAAGCAAATTGCTTTCGGTATTATCTATGGTATACAAGCTAAACTTTTATCAGAAAAGTTATCAGATCCTAAGGCAGGTTTAATAGTAACACCTGATGAAGCTCAACAACAACTAAATGAATTTTTTGAGGAACATCCTAAGATAAAGAAATTCATGAAACACCAGGAGAAGGTTCTTAAAAAACAAGGTTATATATCTAGTTTATTTGGGAGAAAAAGAAGATTGCCTCAAGTATTTTCAGAAGATAGATCTGAAGTAGCTTATGCTATAAGATTATCCGTAAACGCTCCTTGTCAATCAGCTGCTTCTGATATGTGTTTATTTGGATCAATCTTATTATATTGGTCAATGAGACAGAGGAAATTCCCTCAGATGGATTCTGTATGCTTGGTACATGACGCAAACTATTTTAACACTAAGCCAAATGATATAAATATATACACTGTATATCACATGTGGAATATATTTAGAAACCCTAAAACCAAAGAATATTTTGGTTTTCAAATCAATGATGTAGACATGTCAATGGATTTTGAAATAGGTCGAACAATGGCTGAAGAGTTACCTTTTGTACCTTTATATGATTATAATAAGCTATTGAATGGAGAATACAATGAGGAAGATTTTCATAAGCAATATATGAAGTATAAAAACATATCTATCAAGGATTTCCCTAAAGTATTTAAGAAACAATTCAAAGAATATGAAGCATATTACAAGAAGCTTGGATAAGTATATTATGATTTGTCCTTACTGTGATAAGAATTTTGAGTATCAGCTTGAAGATACTTACTTTATGAGGGATTTATTACATAGGTATATACCTTGTCCAAGTTGTAAAAACTTACTACCTCATGAGAATAGTATGAAATGTATAAGAGGAAAAAGATCAGAAACTATATCTTTATAATTAAAATATTATAACAAATGGCAGAAGATAAAGCTATAATCAATGCTAGGACATGGGCTAATAGAAAATTAAACTTAGCCTATATCTTAGCTGGAGCAGCTGCTCAAGGATTTGAGCAAGCAGAGAAAGCTATGGATTGGGCTAGCTTAGGTTTAGTTAAATCCAATAAACAGATAGTAAAGGAGATAAGAAGAACTCTTAATAAACTTATATGGTTAGTAGAAGAATTAAATAAGAAGTCTGTACTAACTATGAATGAGGTAGATTCTTCTAAGTTCGAAGATACCCTACATGTATACTTCGCTTTATTCATGCAGATAGTAGACAAGGCAGGTTTAGATGAAGTATCTTTATATAGGCTGTATAATCTATATCACTTATTAGATAAGTATAAAGGATTGATGAACTTCCCTTTCAAGGATGTAAAAGAAGATATGGCTTTTAGAGAAATATTAGAATTTGCTAAAAGGAGTAAATTCTTACATGTAGATCAACAAGGTAATATTATGTTGGTACATGAAGACGGTAAGAAAAGTCAGTTACTTAAGATAAAGTAGTATGGATATTAATATAAAACCTGTAAAGGTTAAATACCAAGGTAAAGATATTATCATAGATATTCAAAAGGAATTATCTATAGATAAGAATAGGTTAGATTCTCAATTAAGAGATATACCTTCTAGTTATTTTATTTTGTGCAATATTCGTGATAAATATATACGTAGAAGAGAGGAACTAGCAAAAGAAAAGGATGTAGCATATAGTGAAGCATGGAACTTTTATAAGAATGCTAATCCTCAGTGGAATAATGATTACGTATCTAATAAAGCAAATACTAATCACAAATATATATCTAGATTTAATGCTTACTTAAAGATGGCAGAAAAAGCGGCTCAATTCATTTCTCTATGCAAAGCTTATGAAAGTAGAGAGAATGTAATCAGGACTTTATCTGCAAATCTAAGAAAGCAATAGCCTTACTATTTGAATATACAAGGTTAAAAATAACAACGTTAAACATTAAAACAACATGTACATTCCATTAAAATTTACAAGCGAAACAGAAGCTTTCAAACTTTCCGATAAGATACATAGTATTGGAGGAAGATTAACAGAAAATAGGGTACTTATCCTAAGCCCTAATAATCAAGAAACAGTTAGTGGTGGTATAATCTTACCAGCTTCTCGTGGAGAAGATACCATACCTAATAAAGGAGTTATTATCTCTATTGGAGAAATAACTGAAGAGTATAAGACTTATTATGATCTTATCAAAGTAGGTAAGGTAGTTACTTATGGTAAATACGCTGGTAAAGAGGTTAGCTTTGATCCAAACCTTGTAGGAGAAATTGGAGAATATAAGTTTACTATCCTATCATTAAACGAAGTATTATTTACAGAAAACAATCCAAATAAGTAAGATGAAAAAAGAAAAAAAGAAGTTGTCTTCTTCTGGTCAAACTACTAGAGAGAAGATGTTAGCTAGAAAAAAGAAACTAGCCGAAAAGGGATCAGGAAATGGTTTTGTATTCCCAGGTAATGGTACTACACGAGTAAGAATCGTAAGTGCAGGTCCTAATGAGGAACTTGGAATTGAAGTTATCAGATTCTACCTTGGAGATCATTCAATCATTTCTCCAGCTTCATTTGATGAACCTTGTCCAGTTATGGATAAATACAAAGAGTTAAAAGATTCAAAGGATGAAGATGACAAGAAGTTAGCAAAGAAATTCGTTCCTTCACGTAGGTATGTAATTGCCGGCTTGGTATATAAAGATGAAAAGGGTAAGGAATTAGATTACGACAGTAAACCAAGATTGGTTATGATTCCTTCTTCTGTATACCAAGATATCATCGAACTTTACCTTGATGAAGATGAGGCTGGAGATATGACCGATCCTAAGAATGGTTATGACATTAAGATTGATCGTTCAGGTTCAGGTAGATTCGATACATCATATTCAGTTCGTAATTGTAAACCTACTAAGGTAGATAAGAAACTTCTTGAGCCAGTAGATTTAATGAGTATGGTAAAATCTCAAGTTAAATCTTACGATGAGATTGAAGAAGAACTTAATAAGTTCTTAAATAATACTCCTGATGACGATGATGA